GTAATTAGAAAAGTCTAGTGCTTTCTCTAAACGCTCATCCATAGTTAAACTCCTAGTTTATTATTACTACTAGTATATATTAAAATTAAGGGTTTGTCAAGCGGAGATTGGTTAGGAAAGTGGTCGAGTTAGTATAGCTGTTGGTGTTGTAGTAATAACTACTGCATTATGCTGTGTGCCGTTAATGTTTATTGAACTGTTTGCTCTTGCAGTTTCTATAATGCTGTTAAATCTTCCATATACAACTTCATCAGTTCCGTAAGTTGGATCAGTTGGAGTACCGTCTATGTATTGTACTTTAAAAATTATCGTAGATGTTCCGTCACTTGTTGCAGACTCAGCAGCATATATTCTGTATTCATTATTAGCATATACAGCACTACTATTTCTTGAATAAATTAGCTGGTAACTTGTATTAAGATCGTAACTTCCTATATTAGATCCTGTACCAACACCTGCATTATTAACAGTGTTTTCACCTTTAAAGCTTGTTGTTCCCATACTGTTTAATATTGTTTGCCAATCAACTGATTTAGGTTGACTACCTGTATATCCTACTGATGCGCTAAAGCGTATTTCGCCGCCTGCGTTAAAATAATGACGCCTTTGTTCAGCAGTTGGAAATACAATTTTAAAAATAGTACTAATTTCAGTTAACCATGTACCTGTTTCGGGTCTAGTGCTAGACGCACTTGGCAAAGCTTCAACAGTTAAATTAGCAGAATCAACTAGGAATCTGTCAGTTATAATATTATTTCCTAAAGCTACTAATCCTTGTATATACGATTCTTCAATTTTGTCAGCGGTTGCTGTGTTTGTATCATAGTCGCCAATTACAAATTCATCAATAGCAAGACTAGCACCTACTTGGTGTGATCGTGTTCTTATTAAGTCAATATATAGGTTTTCGTAATCTTGTGCTGTAACTTTATCAGCATTTGGAACTGAAGCTCGTGAGCCGGCAACAGACAATGTACTAGTTGTTTGTCCATAGCCATAACTAGGACTGACAATGTCAGAAACGCCGAGTACCTCGTTTACTACGGTTCTGAGGGCGTTATATTCATCTGCTAGTATAGTTGTTGGCATTAATCAATCTCTTTTGCTGTCAATGTATTTATTTAAAAATATCACTGCGTTGTTATGTTTGATTATGCTAGTGCTTGATTATTAAAGTAAGTCGGTGCTACTACTGTTACATCACTGTCTGCGCGGAGATGTTGTAAAGTACTTTCCAGTCTGCCATCAACGTTGTTATCAACATTGTTATCAACAACTACATCGTTAAAATCAATTCTAAATATAATACGTGTTGGAATATCTGAACGTGCTTTAACAGTATAAAGGTTTCCTGCATACACACCACTATAGCTACCAGAACCAGTTTTTGTATAAATGTCTTGATAAGAGCTTGTTAAATCATAATTACCAATTGACGAACCGCCACCGCCTGTTGCTGTAGTTGTTTCTGCATTAAATTTAATAGTTCCTACTTCTGAACATAATGCAGCCCAATCAAGTCCTTTTGGAGTACTAGCACCTGTGTTGTTTGCGCTTATTCTAAGTTCGCCGCCTGTGTTAAAAAAGAATCTTCTTGTATTTGCAGATGTAAATGTAACTGCTACTTCATGATAAATTAAACCGTTCCAGTTACTAGATCTTGCACTTGCTATTGCAGGTTCTAATGCAGACTGACTGAGGTGCATTACTGCTTTATCAGTTTGTACTTGCGTCATTAAACTTTCAAAGTCTAGTACGCCCTTTTTAAATCCATCTGGATCGACAGTTGTTACACCTGCATCACTAACAAATGTACTTGTAGTTTCTGCTACTGTATTAAGATTTTGTACAACTTCAGCAATACCAATGTCGCCTGCGCCTACTTGGTGTACTCTTGCTTTAAGAATATCAGCATAAATTGCATTCATATCAGCTGCTTCAACTACATCGCCTGTATTATTAACAGGTACACTAGTTACTGATTGTCCGTAACCATCTTGGCCAGACCCAGTTCCTAGTATAAGTGAAATACTAGACTGTAAATTGTTAATTCGTGCTGCTGTTATATCTGCCATTTTTTATTATACCTTCAATACACATTCGACTAACTTTTCATCTTCTTCGGCATTGCTTTCAAGTGCAATTCCTACCATTGCTGTTGTTGCAACAGTACCGCATACACCATCTGCCCATGCATAAATCACCTGTCCTTTATTTACAGGTCCTTTAACTCTTACTGGAAGACGTCCTTTAAGGCCGATGTATTGTCCGTCAGCTTCACTGTTCATCATATATGCTGGATCAGTTGATACAACACCAATACAATGATTACTTGTGCCTGCTGGCTCTACTTCGTAACCTTCATGGGTGCATACCGCAACTGCTGTGCCTGCTGGTAATTCTTTTTCTGTTGTATATTTTTCTGCTAAGTCAGCATAACGTGCTTGTGTTGCAGTACCTTGGAATAAGTTTGCAGCAATGTTGCCTGTTGCATCTCTAACAGCAATTGTATTATTTGTAGCACTTGCATCAGCACTTCGGAAGTCACTTCCTACTCGTAGTGTAGTTGCTTTAGATGCTTCACCTGTAAATGCAGTTGCATATACATTTGAAAATCCTACGCTTGCACTACCTAGTGTAAATGTGTTATCAGCTGCTGGAACTATTCCAGTTGCTGTAACTGTAGCTACGTGTGTTAATACGCCTGCACCGCTAGTAACTTTTAGTTTAATTGCGCCACTGTTCGTAACGTTTTGAATTATGCCGTCATAACCGTTTGAATCAATTTTTAATTGTAGATCGTTTGAATCACCAATTAATGCACCTGCATCTGGAAATTCAACTGCACTTGTAAAGACTGTGTTGCCTATACCTGTTTGTACATAGTTTGCTGCTGCAACTCCTCCTAGCTTATCAGCATTTGTTGCTGTGCCGTGGAATCTATCAGTTGTACTAGTAACACCTGCTGTTGCTAGTTTAGTATTTCTTAATGTAAGACCTTTATTAATTCTATCATAACCTTGGCCAATTAATGCTGTTTCAGTTGACTTTAAGTCAAACTGTGTTGGACTTATAACAAAAATTGTTCCATCTTCAATAACACTAGCAATTATTCCTCTTGTAGCACTTGTAGTATCAAGAACTTCGAGGCTTTGCATTTGGGTTACACCTTCGCCTGCGTTCTGTGGTCCTATAAGTACAAAACTTGTACCGTTGAATACATATAGCTGATCATTGCCACTATCCCACCAAAAGTCGCCAATAGCTAAACCAGTTGGTTGTGTTGCGCCGATTTCAGCGCCACCAGTTGTGCGCCATTTTGTTCCATCATAAAACTTTAATTTGCTTGTTGCACTATCAAACCAGACCTGACCGCTAATTGGTCTGCTTGGTTGATTTGCTCCGCTAAAGTTTTCCAGCAAGAACAAAAAGTTTTCATTTTGTATTTCGCCGTAACCTGCGTAGTTTTTTCCGATGAATTTAAGGTCAGTTGTTTGATCAACTGTACCATCTTCCACTGTAGTTAACAGTGTGTTATTGTATCTATCTATTGCATATGCCATTATTATGTAACCCCTAGTGCTATTATATTATTTATCGTTTTTCTTAGTACGCCGTAGTTGACTGATAAATCCATGCCGTTCCATTCGATTTATATGCCATTAAAGTTCTTCCCGGTGTAAGAACAACCGAACCGCTTGCGCCTTCAGCAGCAAACACAACGTCTTGTACGACTGATTCGTTTTGTGTTCCATTACTATCAACAGCAATGTAACTTACATTTTTAGCACTTTCAACATCCACACCTTCAACTGTTGCTCCAGCATATGATGTTGTGTGTATACGTGCAATTTTATGATTGTTTAATGTTGCAGCAGGATACATATCACCTAAATATGATGCAAGCGCATTTTGTAATGCTGTGCTTGTTCCCATACCAGTAATATCCATACTAAATGCAAGATCTGATGTAGCAATTTCTTCATCTGTGTATGCTTTAGTTGCAACTGTACCTGCTGTAGATTCTGCTGCTCCTAGTATTACTGCTTGTTTAGCACTAACTGCTTTGCCTACACCTGTAATTTTTTGTGCATCAGTAACATTAATATCGCCACCGCCTGTAATTGCTATACCAGCAGTAGATACAAATGCCATATCATTAGTTGAAGTAATGGTCTTACCATTAACATTAATTTCATCAACTTGTAGTACAGTAAGTGTGCCTATTTGAGCTAAGTCTGGTGCGTTTGTAACATTTACTAAGCTAGTATCTGTAAGTTTGTTTACACCTCCAATCTTATATGTTTTACCAGTGTCTAACAAATCAAAGTTTACGTTTGAAGTAAATGCATTTGTAGCATTTTTCCAAATTATATCTTTACTACCATTAAGACTGTTAACACTAATACCTGATTCGTCTGCCTGGGCATCTGTAAGCTCAGTACTATCGTTCATCACACCAATTTCAATAATCTTATCTTCGACTCTTAGTGTTTGTACGTCTAGTGCAACTCTAGTGCCTTCAACAATTAAATTACCTGTACAGCGTATATCGCCTTCAACATCTAGTGTATAAGCTGGCAATCTGTTAGTTGTAAAAATACCAACTTTAGCTGCACTTGCATCTACATAAATTGCGTCTACCGAAATAGCACCAAATGTGCTTGATTTAACTCGTAAGCTTAAATCGTGATCTGTAAGCTGGTTTTCAATATAAAAACGTGGACCAACAACTTTTTGTACGTTATTTTGTGATAGTCCAATTGTTAAACCACCTGAGTTTTGAATTGTTAGTGTACCTGTTGTAATACCTGTTGCAGTTGATGGAAGGAAACTGTCAGCAGTTCTAACTATGCCGCCTGCTGTAACAAGTGCGTTTGCAGAATCTGCAATACCTCTGTATTTAAAGTTAGCAGTATCAACAATATTCATACCAATTTTAATAATACCATTTGGATTTGCTGCTGTAACTAATCCTAGTACTCGTTGTGCATAAATTGGGGTAAATTCAATGCTACTAATTACCGCTGTAAGTGTTCCGCCTACATATAAATTTGCAACTGTACGTGACCTACTTTGTGAGTCAAGTATACTACCAATTTCGAATCCACTTTTTTGTTGTGTTTTAGTATATTGCGGACCCATTAACATTAAGTCAGTACCGTCGAACGCATATACTTGGTTGTTTAGGTTATCAATCCATAGATCGCCAGCAACCATCTGTGGTCGAGTGTTTTGTACAATTGGACCACCACTTGATTTCCAAATTAATCCGTCATACACTTGCAATCTTTGATCTGTGCTGTTCCACCATAGTTGTCCAGTTAGTGGATTACTAGGTGCAGCAGTATTACTAAAATTTTCTAGTAATTTAATAAAGTTTTCGTTAAAAGATTCACCGTAGCCCGTATAATTCCTACCAACTAATGTAAGATTTGTACTAGCTGTGTCAATTTGTCCATCAATTAAATCTAGTAGCAATGTGCCGTCTGTTTTGTTTAGTTGATAGCTCATGTTATACTCCAGTATATATAATATAGTTAACTGCTAAGAAAGGATTCATAACATTTAATGGTGTTCCTAGGGTTGCATCTGTTTTAATGCCTCCGCTTGATGCAATACCTTGTGTGCCACCTAATCCAGATTCAATTGGAAGTGAAATAGCGTTTGCATCTACTGGTTCGCCAGCGCCAACTCTAACACCATAAAACTGTGTACCACTTGCTCCCTCAAAATCATGCTCGTGTTCTGGCAAGTTAGAAGTACCAATACCTGTTGTTTCTGCACCTGCGTTACCGCCTATAGCATCAGCAGCAATATTTGCAACTCTGTTTGCGCTTGGTCCGCCCATGTTGTCAAGACCTAGTGCAAATCTGCCTCTAAAGTCTGGCAATGTAAATTTAGCAACGCCATTGTCACTAACTAAACTAGCATCTTTAAAGTTATGCGAGATCGCTAACCATAATTCGTTGTAATCAGACTTAGCAATTTCACTACCATCACATAGTAGCCAACCTGTTGGAGAATCTACTCCACCAAAAGGCATCATTGCGCCTGCTGGTACAAGGGGTATTGTCTTTAAGAAGTTACGTTTTGTAATTTTGTAAACACCAGTTGTTCCTGTGGTTACATTTAATAGTAATTCATCTGCATTACCTGCATCGTAAGTAACAGTCTTGTTACTAATAAAACTATTAGCAATACTTACAGCAAAGGTTTTTGTACTGCCACCTGTTTGTCCATCAAATTCAAAACTATTTGGTTCAACATCGCCACTTAGTGCAAACGTTGTAGCACTTGCTAGTCTGTCTGAGCTACCTGCTCTGCCGCTTACTGTACCGCTTACGTTACCTTGTATATTTCCAAAGAATGTTGTAGCATGTATTTGATCGTATTTGTTAATTGATGTACCAATATTTCTTGTGCTGTTAGCATCTGGTGCAACATTTCCAGTTTGTAGTACACCGCCGATATCAACGTTTCCGCCAATGTATGCATTAAGTGCAATACCTAAGCCGCCTGTTGATATTATACTACCTGTACCAATTGATGTTGAATTAATAGTACTAGTAAGCTGTAACACACCTGTTTCTGCTTCTCCTGTTTTAGGAGATATTTTAATATTACCTTTAACATCAATTGCTTGTTCAGGAGCACTATTGTTGATTCCAACATTACCTTCACTATTAATACTTACAACAGTTGGCGTTAAGTTTCCGTTACGCATTCTAACGTCAATACTTGATCCACTTGTGTTATGTTGTATAACTCCAGTTTCGCCGTCTATACCTAAACTTAGCTGTCCGCCTGTACCAATTTTAATTCCGTCATTGCTTTTAACACTTAATTGATAGTCTGTGCTACTTGCAGCATTACCTCTTAAAAAGTTACTTGCTGCAATTGATGTGCCGCCAACTACTAATGCTTCTGCTTTTTCAGCAGTTCCATAATATTTAAGTGCTTGTACGCCTACAATTGCTTCATCAGCAATGTTCATACCAGGATTAATACCAGTTCTAAATCCTTTAATAGATACTTTTGGAATAAAGCTTTGACTACTAATAATAATTACTGGTTGATCTTCAACTTTAATTGCAAGTACATTATATGTTATATCATCTGTACCTACAATTGCTTGTGCTTGTGCTCCTGTTAGTAGACCATCACTAAAATCCGGTCCAACTAGTACCCAGGCGCTACCTGTAAACAAATATAGCTGCTGACTTTCTGTGTTAACCCACAAGTCGCCTGCGCTTGAGTTTGCTACTGCTGGAGCAGCACTTGCTTTTTTAAGTCCACCGCTTGCTACCCAGTTAGTTCCGTCATACACTTTAAGTTGATCTACTCCTGCTGTACTGTCATACCAAAGTTGTCCTTCTACTGGACGTAACGGTGCTGTAGTATTTGCAAAGTTTTCTAATAAGTGTAAAAAGTTTTCATTTACTGCTTGACCGTATGCTGTTGTGCCACGACCAGG